TGCTACCGGCACTACGGCCAGATTGAGAAAGGTCTATGTATGCTTCTACACAGTCTTCTTTCCATTGTTTAGTCTTCTTAGACAAAGGCAATTTTTGCCTTGGTATTTTATCGTATCCCATAGTGGACAAATTTAGTTAAAGTTTTCGTTGCTTTTACATAGCATCTTAATATTATATATATTTTTATAAATATAACACTATAAATAATCACAAATATCATATAAACTATACTTTAAAGTAAGTTCTTCTCCTTGATTTATTTTTTTTAATGTTTTTAATTTCTTATAATCAGTATCGTCATCTTCTTCTATAAGTTCACAATTAGGATCATCTGAATGATTAACAAAACCACCTAAAGGTGTTCTAATATAATCATGTTGAAAATTAGGATCATACACATGACTTATACCTATAACTATCTCACCTGGAATATCTTCTCTGGCAATAATACCTGCCCCATGAATATCTGATGGACCTATTGATAAATATTCTGGTAGTGGATTATAAGGTTCTTTATTCTTGTCTTTTTCCATATTAATAATAATTTTGATCAAACCATTTGTCGGCTGATCTGTCTTCTAATATATCTTTAACTTCTGCATTGTATAGTTCCCTAGTATGATACATCCCAATCATAAATGCCATTACACGGTCAAAGTTACCCACATGATTAAATTTAATTAATTCCGTTAACAATGCAGGATCATATATCTTATGCAAATTTAATAATTGTTTTCCATTTTCATCTGTATTTCTTACAGTATTTAACCAATCTCTAATATAAATTTCTCCCTGTCTTTTCCTAGCCTCAGTCATATGCATTCCATATTGACGCTTAACAGTTCTACTTCTTAGCTCTCTTTTATCTAACATTTCAAACTCTTCTTGCAATTTATGTAACTTTCGAAATCTTTTTGCGTATGCTATAACCTCTCCACGATCATTCTCAAATCCTATTTTACACCCATAGTAATCCGCAAGTAAAAATAAATTTCTATTATAATCATCTTGAGTATTAGGTCTCCCTACATAAGATGCTACAATAATATCGTCTGGTTGAGATAAATTATTTGGACGTTTTAATACATAAGCTGCTCCCAATGATGTAGAATCTGCAGATTGATTTTGTCCATAAGGATCATGACAAATTACATATAAATTATGAGGAATTTGTTGTTTTTCATTTTTATATGGGGCTTCATATATAACAACTGCCCCAGTTTTATCATCATCTTTTCTATGAGGATATTTAATTATTTGTTTTAAATCTCCATCAACAGTAAATTTTACTTTGCCTTTAGAATCATGGTATAATTTACCAACAGTTCCTATAGCATGAAGTCCCCTTGCTTTTATATTATTATATTGTTCTTGTAAAGAAGCTATATCAAATAGATTAGAAGTAACTTGTAAAGTAGCTTCTTGAGGAGAGAAAGGGTGCTCAGCTATATATTGGTCTAATGATTTAGCATCAGCGGCACCCTTTTTCTTTTCCCTCATTTCTTTTTCATATTCTGTAGCTTTTTCTTTTGCAGAATTTCCATTAGTATCTATAAATCCATCTAAATTCGTTTGAATCGGAATAAAATATCCACAAGTACTTCCTATAGCTCCTTCATCCCATATATTTTCATAAGACATACAATCATATGCATCAGGATTATAAAATATTTCTTCCATAGCTTCAAAATTAGCTCCTTCTGTACCACCAGTTCCAAAAGCTACCATTAATCCAAGTGTTTTAGCTCCTTGCCTCATTGTTGGCATTGTTACTTCCCATGCTTTAAGAAGTCCGGGAAAAGAACCAGCTTCCTCGAAAAAAACTAACTCCCCTGCTTTTCCCCTTACTTTATCCGGAGCATCCTTTAAAGATACCCCCATAATTTGAGACTTATTCCCCATTTCAATTTCAATGCCATTTATCTTCTTCTTATACCCAGACATTTTATTCATTTCTCTATCTCGTAATCTCGGTTGAGCCCATGCTGTATTATCATCTATAAAAGATAAAAACTCCCAAGCTTTTGAGAGTAATCCATCTCCGATTAAATATTCTTTTTGTGCTGCAAATACAAAATTCTTAGAATTTTTAACAAAAAAATAATTTCTAGCTAACATAGATCCGGCTTTATAAGAATATCCTTTACGTCTTGCTTTAAGGACAATCATATGTTTATTCTCTGATCTAGCTTTATCTATCTCATGAAAGTATTGATAATCTCCATCATAAAAAGCAGGAAAAGTTCTTTCACGTTTAGATTGGATAGTTCCATCTGGAAGTTTTTCATCTATAGCTCTATCTATAGGACAATAATTTAAATAAAAATAATGAAATCCTGTAATACGTAATTCATCTACTTCATACCCATACATACACCTCTTTTTTTCATTATCCCAAAAATCATAATAATCCTTAGTCCCTGGAAGAGATGAAGTATAATAACCATTAGCTATAAAACTAATTGCAGCTGGCCTTATTCTATCGGTGTCTCTGAACATATATTTTTAATCTCTACTAATTCGGCACATTTCTCATAATCTTCTATACTAGTATAATACTCTATAACCATATCTATAATAGCGGGGGTTCTCCCATCCTCATTAGTAGGATCAAATGGTAAATAATACACATCATGATCTTCATCTTCAAGAGTCAGATAAATATCATTAACTGTTTTCTTTTTAGTAATAATATCATAGGCATTACTCATTGCCTTATCATACATTTCTAAATCTTCTAAAAAATCCATTATATACTATATTTATTAACTTCTATTCCTCCCCTATTAGTGTTTGCTGCCTGTTCCTCTTTCTTAACAATCTCTTCTAATCGTGTTAATCCATCAACTACTTTCCCCATCTTTTCAAGATTATTAATTAAATCTTTAGCGTGAAATATAGGTCTTCCATTATCATCTACTAAAGTTAAATCTATATCCCTAAAATATTTCTCTAATTTTACAACAGATTCGTTAGCTGCTTTTAATAATCTAACAGCTGAAGTTTCTATTAATTGTTCATATTTATCACAAGCTCCAAGTACTTTTGAAGAAGGTTTAAATTTATTTTTCTCTCCAAAGATACTGTTTTTTACTTCACCAATACGCTGTTTCCATTCATAAACTGCAAAAGGAGATCGATGATCCATCATAAAATACACAAATGCTAATTCCTCTATTTTTAATCCTTTAAACTCTTTAATTGTTAAAGTATATGCACTAGGAATAGCTCTATTATCTTTTATATGTATTAGATCGTCTTTTAAATTCATTTAATATCGTTCCATCTAGATGGATTATCTGGACAATGACTAGTTTTCCATTTAGCTTTTAACTCCATATTACACCCACATAATCCACATCTAAGTCCTGGATTTTTAACATGAGGGCATTTAATACAAGCGTCTAATCGTTTTTCATATTCTTCTGGACTCACATATTTAAATCCACTTTTAGCAAATTTAACTACTTCAGAACTAAAATTTTTAACCATATTAAAAAAATTAGGGGGACCAGGAGGATGTGATTCATCATTCATCTTTTTTATTTTTTAATTCATTTATATATTTAACTCTATTTTTATTTACAGACCATTTTCCAAAATAAGGGAGACGCACTGTATCAAACTTCCCTTCTTTTATTATTTTAGTTACAAATTTAAACTGATACTCCACAATTTGTTTTATTTTTTTTAATGGGAGATTATATTTAGTTGCTAAAAATTGTATAATTCTATCTTTATCTCTAGCCATTTACTTCTATATCTACTAAAATATTTAATAAATCTCCAACAGTGTTTTGAAATATAATAATTTGATAAGGACCTACTTCGTAAGTTGTTATCACATACCTAGAAAACTCAATCATTTCTTTGAATTGTAATTTCTATAACGTCTGTTTCTGGGGAAAGTAAAGGATTAAGAATATAATATCCATTTCGTTTTAACATTATACTCTTATCTTTAAATCTTTTAACATAATTATTAAGAGTATTATAATCCTTAATCCCTACATTTCTAGCTACTTCTTTTTTATTTCTAACACAACATAAATTAACTTCTTCCGTTATATCATTTACAGTAATAAATACAGATAAAATTTCCAATTCTTTATCTGTCATATTAAAAATACCATTCCATAATTGTAAATACTTATATATAGTATTTATATTAACTGATATCTTTTTTCTTCTCATTTCTTTTATTTTTGTCATTTTCTAATATTTTAATTAAACCTTTTATAGTATGCAAAGGTCTAGCATTCTTTTTAGTACGATATTCTACTGGATTATAAACTAATTTTACCTCCCTAACTAATTTATCTTCCCCGTACTTAACAATCCATCTACACGAATAATGATGTTTTACTCTTTTTAAATGTATTAAATAACTCATTTCTTATTTAGTATCTATTTTAACTTGAATATATAATCCTTTTTTTGTCATTCCAGATCTTACATACCAATTGGTTTCGTGTGCTATGTTCATTAAATGTACTTTTTCTTCTAATTCTATTAAAACTTTTAACCATTCTTCAGGAGTATCTACTTCAACTTCACTTACCACCATTTAATTCAATCTTAGCTATACCCCCATTTATACTTATCTTGGAAGTTTTAGATTGTCTATTAAATTCCTCTACATATTTCTCAATATCTTCACGAGTACATAAAAAAGACAGGAATACTTGTAACTCTTTAGCTGCTAATTCTGTTTTTTCTCTTAATTCTTCTGCATCCACTTTAGTATCTAATAAAGCTTGAAAATCATCAATAGATATAGTAACAGATCCCTTTACCATTTCCCTAATAATTGATGTTCCCCCACTAATAAATAATCTTGATCTTCTATATCCGCCATTACAGCTTCTGTCCTAGGATCTACCATAACAGTATCCCCCTGCTCTACAAATGTACAACCAGGTCCTACAGCTAATACTTTTAAAATGTTAGTGGATTTTGCTCTAGCGGTTTTCTTATCTAAGATAATACCAGAGTCAGTTTTTGTTTTACTTGGGTCTGGAAGGACAACCCATGATCCGTTTGGTTTAAATTTCATAGTCTATATATTTTTATGCAAATATATAAACTAATCTTTTATAAATCCAAATATTTTTTATAAAATTTTATTATTTGTTTTATTTTAAGGTGTATCTGAATCAAACGCGGTACCATTTTCTAATGATCCGTCGTTACCATCACCTGAACTATCTGCCACTGTCGTTCCTGTATTTTCTTCAAATTTCCAATATCCTATTAAACCACTTTCTTCACTTAAGTCGGTTACTGTTCCACTATTATAGATAGCAGCTATTGCTACTGCTGATAATGCTGAATTCCATATTGAGACATCATTTATATTACCGGTATAATATCCTCCGCTCCAATGACCAGTATGTTTACCAAGAGTAAAAATACTAGGAGTTCCTTCCCAAGTTTCAATACTAGTTCTCGTTGTTGCTACACTACCATCTTGGTATGATATAAATTTATCCCCTGATTCACTCCAAGTATAAGCAACGTGATGCCAATTACCATCATCTGCCTCATCACCAGAAAATGAAGAAGCTGAATCGTTTGATCCACCAGCTCTACGTGTACAAGCTACATAATCACTTGCAGAATTGAAGTACGCAACAATATAATTGTCTGTGTCAACTTTAATTTCAAATAAGTAATTACTAGTTGGTTTAAACCAAAGTGAGATAGTACCTTCAGTGCCACTAATCCCGCTAGCTGCATCATCTAAATCGACATAATCATTTGTTCCGTCAAAAGATAATGAATAACTATCTGTAAAACCTGCTGCTGCCGGTACTATACCTCCACTCAATGTATTACCTAATCCTAACACTATTCTAAATCTTCAGTCCAGTCAGTTCCAGCTAAAATGGTAAGTATTTGACTGTGATTATATTGTGTTTTACCATCTAAAAAGCTTGGAGTAGTTCCATCAAATTTTACAAATGTTTTTGAATCATCTAATGAATATCTTAAAGTACTCGCTGATGTTTCATGTACTTGTGAGAAATCAACTGTACCAACTTCTGAAGCATTTATTATTACGTATTTTCTATTTTCGTATGCCATGTTTATTATTTATTTTAAGGTGTACTTGAACTCCAAGTAGGAACATTACCAAAGGTTGCTTCATTTGAATTTGAAGAACTATCTGCTACTGTTGTCCCTGTATTTTCTTCCATTCTCCAGTATCCCACTAGATCATCCTCGTCACTTAAATCAGTTGGTGTTCCGAGATTATAAATAGCTTGTATCTCACTTAAATCTCTTGTTGCGTCGAATATCGCAACCTCATCGATTATTGCATTAACAAATCCTTCTGGACTAGAACCTACAAGATTTTTAGCCGCTATTGTTAGTGGAGTGTTTACATTAGCTATAGTAACTCCAGAACCTTGATTTGCAGGGCTTTCTAAAGCTCCGTTTATATATGTGTTAAAACCACTACTCACCATAGTTACCGCCATATGATACCAAGTAGATGTGGAAAGAGTATAACCAGCAATAGCAAGTGTGCCGGGTACTTGAATACCAGGTCCACCTCCGCTACTATTAATATTGTGAATAGCTATCTCATAAGCCGCTCCTTTAGAAATTACTTTCTGAGATGCTCCATATGCACCTGGTAGTGCTCCAAAATTAATCCAAAAACTTATTGTAAATTCAGTTTTTCCATCTAAAATATCAACATCTCCTATATCTAAATAGTCATCTGTTCCATCAAAACTTAATGAATATTCATTTGCAAAACTTGCCGCCGCCGGTACTATACTTCCACTTAGAGTGTTACCGAGTCCGAGCATTATTTATAATGTATATGCTATTACTTTTCCACTATCTAACTCAATAGATGCAAAATTACCATAAATTGTACATCCTTTAGGAATTGTAAAATCTGCTACATCCGTTATAAAAGACATATCACATTCTGATATATCTACTGCAGCATCTTCTAGAGCTGTAATCGCAAAATACGGTCCTGTATGCGCTGCAGTATCATCTATTAAAATAGCTGCGCTAGGACTAAGTGCTGATCCTGTATTATTTTTTACTGCATTTAACAATTCATCTTGTTCTGTTCTTATTACCATTTTTTTTAATTTAAATTATTTATTTATTTTACAAAAGGGCATAGGGTCCCCCTTGGGAATCTTAATTTCAAGTTTGATTTCCTTCTAGCAGTGCTCTCCATCTTTGCAGGAGGACCAAGGGATAATAAGACTGATGTTAATTCACCACACTTACCTGTGTGTAATCTATCCCAACTAGAGCTTATACATTACTTTTTCAAGGCTGTGGGAGAAAATTTCCTACTTGATTATTCGTTTCACAACGTTTTTTCAAGCGTATTAACCTTCTTATGGCCAAATGACCACAATATTAGAAGGTATAAATCCCACGTCTGACCCCCTACTTACCTTTCGGCCCTCAAGGGTGATATACTTACGTATGCCTTTTTTTTCTTTCAACTTCTTTTACTTCTGATCTACAAATTTAAACAAAATAATTAATACTACCAAACCAACAAAACCATTGCTGCCTAATAAATTAACTACATCCATAACGTTACTAATAACGCTCATTCCAAATACTGGGGA